TTAACTAAAGCAATTATGGATCTAACAGAAAGAATGGATTCAAATCAACCACCAACTAAAGCTGATAAAATCGTAGCAGAAAAATTGATCGAAGTTTCAGACCAAGTTATTACTGCTAAACAGGTTAAGGAATTAGCCAAAGAACAAATGTCTAAAGGAATTAAACGTACTACGATCAAAGAACTTATCGTTGAACTTAAAGCAGAATCAATTGCTGATCTTAATGATGAGGGTTTATCATCGTTATATAAACGCCTTGGTAGCTTATAATGGATAGCTTTGAGATATTAGTAGGCTTGATGATACTATTTCAAACATGGGTTTGGTATATGATTTTAGGAGATGACGAATAATGGCAAGTGACTTAAAAAATATGCTGATGGTTCTTACTAGCGCAAACAGTAAGCTTACCGTTTCACGTCATGGTTTTCGTAGAGTTGTAGTATTAGAAGGCCACGTTGGTAGAAATGATAAATTAATTAAATCATGTAAGGCGGTGTTTAACTTTGAAGAGGACACTGATAAATTTATAGGTATGGGTTTAGAGGTTGAACTTGAATCTGATGAACCAAAAAATAAAATTAAAGATATTGCTAAACAATTAAAGGGAGAATGAATATGGGCGCAATAACCGAGCCGTGGCAGATAGCACTTTACAGAATGAAGGCGCTAACTAAGGCATTAGAACTAGAAACAAAAGGGCTAAAGAGAAGAGGCAAATCAGCATACTCAATAGCAAAAGAGCAATACAGCCTAACAGGAAACAAGATGACTGTATTAGAAAAACTAAATGCCTTATACAAGGCGGAAAAGGAGATGTGGAAATGATAGAATTAAAACTATTAGAGTTTAGGCAAAAATCGGTAGCGGTTAAGAAGAACGCAAAAAACCTGTTTTTTAAGAATAACTACGCAGATATAAATAGCGTGATTGAGTCAATTACACCTGTGCTTAATGAGCTTGGTTTAGTATTTACTCAATGTCCAAATATAAAAGATGGAATGGACGTTTTAACGACACGAGTCATTGTCGCAGATGACCCTAAAGAGTTCATAGAGTCTAACGTAAGATTACTACTTCCTAGCGCAGATATGCAAAAGCTAGGTAGTGCTATAACATACGCTAGAAGATACGCATTAATATCTATGTTTGGACTTGAGACAGAAGATGATGATGGGAATATGGCATCTGGTAAAGTTTCAAAAAACAATACAAAAACACCAAATAAGGCGTATAATAAAACACCTACACAAGCATTGAATGAAAGAGTTAATAATGCTTTTGAGATTTTAGATAAAGCCAAAAAAGATGGGGATATAGCAACGGCAAAAAAGGTTTTCAAACAAGCAGAATCAGAGAACTTAATACAGGTTCAAGATAGATGTATCAACTTGTTTGGGGATAAGTTAGATTAGAAATTAGTGAGGTTGACAACCTTCCATTAGTCGGTGGCGTTTCATGAATTCCCCAAGAATTTGTCTCCCCGTCATCGTTAGGTTCAGAGAAATAGTCCGCTTGATAGCCGTAAGCTATCACTTAATTTACTAAATAAATAGGAGAAAGAAGATGTCAGATTACGACAATACAAACACCGCATTAGCATTTGTTGATAACGGGTTATTCTGCGCTGAAGGCGTACAAGCAAAAGGCAGTTCGCCAATCTTAACAATCAAGGTTAATTTTGATGGAGTTGAAAAAGAGATAGGGTTATGGTTCTCGACTGATAAAGATACAGGTCAATACCGACTAACCAAGAACGGCTCTAAGATGCTAACAGGTAAGGTCAAAGACCCTTACCAATCTCAAAACACTCAGCAGGGGGCGACACCACAACCTGCAGTAAACGGAACGAATCAATTTATTGATGATGATATGCCTTTCTAGGTGGGTCTTATAAGTAAAGCAAGGGCTATTGATATATTAAACGATAGCCTTTTCTACATCTGCAATGGAAGATATTGCCTAGTGCCAGAAAAGAGCATGAGAGTGTATCGCTACCACATTGAAAAATGGCAACCAGAGCTAGACAAAGAACTTGAAATAGGTTTGATATTAACACCTATTGAGGTAGATGGCTTCGGTGTAACTTACAAAGACGATGAAGGTAAGCAATACAGAATAGATGTAGATTGGCAGGTTAGGTCAGAGCTTCAATATGGATTCTTAACGATTAACCATTTACAAGGTTATGAGATGACATGGCTTGAAGATTATTCAATAGAAGATGTAGAAGAAGCGATAAACCAAAACGAGTTTACCTTTGCTAAAACTATGCCAAAGAATCCACACTATTACGTTGTCCGAAAGAACTGGGTTGGAAAGATGCCCTATGACGATTTCGTATTATTGATTAGAAAGTATGGCTATAATGAAAACTTTAAAGGATGGGCATACCGAATATGGGATGTTGTTGACCACAAGTATTGGTCAATGGGCGCACCTTTAGCATTAACTGTAATAATTAACAGGAAACCACTTGTATGAATTCAGAGAATTTCTACGACTGTATTGCCGAGCAATACGATTCATATTTTTCAGACGACAAGTCTAAGGCTCAAGACGAGCGCATCAAGAAACATCTTTTACTTCTTAAAGACAAGCGCATACTAGACATAGGGTGCGGTACAGGTCTTTTATTAGAAATGATGCCACTAAGCCAACATCAGTATTTAGGCATTGACCCATCTAAGGGGATGGTGGACATCTTGAATAAGAAGTTTCCACACCATGAAACAATGACTTGTGGATTTGAGCGGTACGGTTTTAGACGAAGCCATACAGCCTTTGTATCTTTATTCGGTTCAATGAACTACGTTAATCCGGAATACTTCAATTCGCAATTCAAGTTTATTGAGGATGACTATTACTTCATGTTCTATGGAGAGGGTTATTCACCTATAACTTATGAACACGCAGGTATGAGTAGCAATCATTTTGAGACGGAAGAATTCAACCTTGATGGTGGCTACAAGTATAAGGATGATAAGTATCTTATTTTCACGAGCCTAAAACTATGAGAATCTATAAACAAACAAACGTATTTGATGAAGCCCTTAAAAGGATTCGTTGGTTATATGATGAATTTGATGATGTGGTTGTATCGTTTAGCGGTGGCAAAGACTCGGTTGTCGTATATGAATTAACTTTAATAGTGGCACGAGAGCGCAATAGACTACCCTTAAAGGTATTATTCCTTGACCAAGAGGCGGAACTTCAAGCAACTATAGATTTGATGGAAGAGGTGATGACCTCGGACGAAGTAGAGCCTATGTGGTTTCAAATGCCTATGAAAATCTTTAATGCGACCTCAAGTGATGACCCGTGGATATTCTGCTGGGATGCTGATAAAGAGGATGTGTGGATGAGACCTAGAGTGCCATACGCTATTACTGAAAACGTATATGGAACTGATAGATTCAAGGCTATGTTTACAGCTATTATGAAGCACGACTTCGCGCCTAAGTCAGTCAACATTGGTGGCGTTAGAGGTGAAGAATCTCCGGCTCGTTTATTATCTTTAACTGGTGCTGTGACATACAAGGGTGAGACGTGGGGTAAGTTACTAGACAAAGAGAATGACAAATATACTTTCTACCCTATCTATGACTGGAGTTATACAGACGTATGGAAATCAATTCATGATAACAACTGGAAATATAACAGGGTTTACGACCAACAGTTTAGTTGGGGTGTTCCGGTACTGGAGATGAGAGTATCAAGTTTGTGCCATGAGACATCTGTATCTAATCTTAAATACCTTCAAGAAGTGGAAAAAGAAACATGGGTTAAGTTAACTCAACGTCTCAAGGGAATTGACACCGAAGGCAAGTTTGGCAAAGACTTGGGATGCCCTAAACAACTACCGTATATGTTTAAGACGTGGCACGAGTATAGAGACTATTTGACTGAGAACTTGTTGCCGGAAGGTGTTGGCAAGGATAAGATATTAAAACGCTTTAAAACGTGGGATTCTTGGTTTGGGCATTTACAAGGATATTACAGGGTTTGTATTAATACAGTCCTAAAGAACGATTATCACTTCACTTTGTTGGATAACTACAGAGTGGCAAACAATAAGAAAAAAGAAGATGTAACGGAGGATATGTATGTCTAATGAAAGAGACTCACAACCAATTAGCAAAGTCTTATGGATTGACCTAGATAAGATTGAGGCTAATAATTACAACCCAAACTCAGTAGCAAAGACTGAATTAAAGTTATTACAAACATCCATTTTGGCAGATGGTTATACACAACCGGTCGTAACATTCTATGACGAAGAACGAGATATGTACACAATCGTTGACGGGTTTCATAGATTCACTTGTTGTAAGATTAACAAAGAGATTAACCGTAGAACTGGAAACAAACTACCTATCGTTGTAATCAAGAAAGATATCAATGACAGGATGGCATCAACTGTGCGACACAACAGGGCTAGAGGCAAACACTCGGTTGAAGGTATGAGTGACATGGTATTCAAAATGCTAGAGAATGGAATGTCAGATGCTGAAATTTGTTCAGAGTTAGGCATGGAGGCTGAAGAGATTATAAGACTTAAACACCTTACAGGATTCTCTAAGTTATTTGCTAACGTAGAATACAGAACCGCTTGGGAATCAGATAAACAATTAAGACTAAGAAAGGAATACATAGATGGAAACGACCAAAAAGAAGATTAGCGATTTAAAGCCATACGAGGGTAACGCTAGGATTAATGATAAGACAGTAGACAAACTAGCAGATGCTTATGAGAGATATGGCTATGTAGTTCCAATAGTAGTAGATCAGAATAACGTGGTTGTAGCAGGACACGCTAGACTAAAGGCTGCCCAAAAACTAGGCTGGAAAGAGATTGATTGTCTAACGTCAGATTTGTCAGATGAGAAGAATAAAGAGTTCCGTGTTATTGATAACAAGATTCAAGAAATATCAGAATGGAATGATGAGTTATTGGTTGTTGAATTAAGAGCATTAGATTACCTAGTGTCAGAATTTGACATGAAGATTGAATCAGCCCTAACAACTAGCTTCGGTTTAGATGTAAGCGAAGTAACAGATGAAGATATTAAAAAGTCAGCAGATGGTTTTGATAATGTATTTGGCGATAGAGTAGATAAAGCACAAGATAGGATTGTAAGTATTTGCTGTGAGCATTGCGGTACTGAATTTGGTGTTGAAGCAGAGAAGGTAGGACTATGAATATTGTAGATATAAAACTAGATGACATTACTCCGTACTGGAGAAACCCTAGAGACAACGATGAAACTGTACCAGCCCTAGTAAAGTCAATAGAGAGATATGGATTCAGAGTGCCTTTGATTCTTGATAGGCAGAATACAATCATTAGTGGTCATACCCGATTCAGAGCAGTAAGAGAATTAGGATGGGATACAGTACCGTGTGTAATAGCAGACATAGACGACAAGAAGGCTAGAGAGTTAAGAATCATTGATAACCGTATTCATGAATTAACAGAATGGAACGAGGATGAACTTCAAAAGGAATTAGACAGCATTATAAACTTGAGTGAAACGCTCAACTTCTTTGAAGGAACATTAGACGGAGTGTTCGGAATAGCAACAGAAGATATGTCAATGGAACTGGATATAGAAGCGGTAGATGAAGAGCCTCAAGAAGAAGTGTTAGTAATCTGTCCTGTGTGTATGGAAATGACAAAGGTTATCCCTGTATGATTGTAGAGCAAACTCGGATTATAGTAGCCACAACAGGGGATAGACCAACACTACTATTTGCGTGTCTTAATTCATTGTATAAACTGATGCCGGAATACAAGGTTGTGGTGGTCGCTCAAGAAACACCGGACATTGTAAAAAAGAACCTCCTAACATTACAAAAGATTAGAAAGGAATGGGGGTTAGAGTTTGTATGGCATGATAAGAAGTCGGGACCACATTCTGCAAAAGTGTCTGTATTAGAGAAATACCCCGATACAGAATTATGGGTTTCAATGGATGACGATATGGAAGTCATTAAAGAAACTAATTACAAAACAGCATTAGAGAAAGCATTAGAAAGCAAAGTAGGAATTATTAGCTGTAACTGGGTAAGAACCGAATCATTAATAGCGAAGAGGGATAACAAAGATAAGTTCGTTTCGCAAAAACTCATATACACAGGTGGAGGTTTTGTATTTTCTAAGAAGATAGCTAAACTTGTTTTACAACTACCAAATAGACCATATTCATTTGATGACTGTTTGTGGGCGGGCGTTGCTTATTCAGAGGGATATACCAACTATAGATATTTAGGGAGTTTATGTATTCATAGGGTGTGTTCAAAAGGTGGAAGGCAAAGTTTTTTAATGAAGGCTGAGTCAGCATTGCCACCGGATGGATATGTAATTATGACACCGTGTAAAAAGCAGATGTACCCATACAAAACAGCAAATTATTATATGCCAAAGCCTAACGAGGTTCATCCCGATGCTGAAGCAAATCACATACGAAATAAGAAAGGATAGACAATGGATACATCACAAAGACCAGTAAGAAAACAGATAACTGAAGATAATAAAAAGAACTTCTTAAAAGCCTATAAAGAGAGTGCTGGAAACATTGCTCACGCTTGTAGGGCAGCGAAAATAGATAGACAAACCTACTATAATTATATTGGGAAATTCGACTCCTTTAAAAAAGAGTGCGATAATATCAAAGAAGAGAACATTGATTTTGCTGAATCTGTACTAATGGGTGAGATTAAAAACAAGAACATGACGGCTACTATTTTCTTCCTTAAAACGATAGGTAGAAACAGAGGGTACATTGAAAGACAAGAGATGGATATTGATGGAGACATGAATCTAGTCGTTGAGTTTATTGACCCAGATGCCGACTAAGAAACCTTCAGTAAGAATACCGAGAGTATTTAAACCACTATGGAAACACTATAGATATAAAGTTTATTATGGTGGGCGTGGTGCGGGTAAGTCTTGGAGTTTCGCATTAACACTTCTAATCATGGGAGTGAAACAACGTAAGCGGGTTTTATGTACTCGTGAGGTACAAGGCTCAATGAAGCAGTCTGTACATAAGTTGTTATCCCAATGTATTGAGATATTAAAACTTGGCAGTTTCTATAGGGTAACCCGTGACGGTATCTTTGGCAGGAATGGTACTGAGTTTATTTTTCATGGATTAAAGCACGACCCGATGCAAATCAAGTCTTTAGAGGGTGTGGATATTTGTTGGGTGGAAGAGGCTCAAAAGATTAGTAATGAATCATGGGATATTCTAATACCTACTATTCGTAAAGCAGGTTCAGAGATATGGGTATCGTTTAACCCAAACCTAGAGACAGACCCAACCTATGTTAAGTATGTTGTTAATGAGCAAAGAGATAACGCATTAGTTGTTAAGGTTAATTATTGGGATAACCCGTACTTTGGAGATGAGTTAAGGGATGAGTTAGAATATCAAAAAGAATTAGACTATGACGATTATCTTCACATCTGGGAAGGGCATTGTAAGACTTCATCTGAATCACAGATATTTAAAGGTAAGTTTGCCGTTGAAGAGTTTAAAGCACCGGAAGGCGTTGTATTCTATTACGGGCTAGACTGGGGTTTTTCACAAGACCCAACAGCCGTATTAAGATGTTATATCATTGATAGGGAACTTTACATTGACTATGAATCTGGTGGCACTCAAGTTGAGTTGGATAGCACCTATAAGTTAATTGATGCCATACCGCAGTCAAAACAATATACAATAAGAGCAGATTCGGCTAGACCAGAGTCTATATCTTTCGTTAAAAGACAAGGATATAAGATTGAATCTGTCCATAAGTGGGCGGGTAGTGTTGAAGATGGAATTGAGCATATTAGAAGTTTTAGGAAGGTACACATTCACACTAGATGTTTACAGACAGCAAGTGAGTTTGTGAAATATAGTTACAAGGTTGACAGAGTTACCGGAGATATATTACCTACGATTATTGATGCGAATAATCATTACATAGATGCGTTGAGATACGCACTACAACCAATGATTAAGCGTTTAGGAAAGCCGAAGATGGCAAGGGTTATAGGGGCATAGAATGGGAATTGAAAACAGACATCCGTATTATTCAAATACAGAAACACAATGGCAACGAATCAGAGATTCATACAAAGGTAGTGATGCCGTTAAAAACGAGGGTGAGAATTACCTTCCTAAATTAAGTGGACAGACAGATGACGAGTATCAAGCATACAAGTTACGTGGTGTTTATTACAATGGTATTGAACGAACTGTAAAAGGTCTAATTGGTGCGGTGATGAGAGTCGAACCTATCATTGAAGTGCCGGATAAGATTAAACCATTGTTAGATGATATTACTGGCACGGGCTTACCGTTAAATGACTTTATCTCGTATATGTTATCTGAACAATTATTGATGGGCAGACAAGGTGTGCTTGTTGATAGAAACGAAGAACGTCCTTACCTTGTAGGCTATTCAACTGAACAAATTACAAACTGGCTAGATGATAGAATTATCTTGGAAGAGAACTTCCGTCAGATAGATGCTGATGATATTTACAAATCAGAATACGCCACTCAATACAGAGAGTTAGTTAAAGATGGTGAAGGTTACAAGGTTCGTGTTTGGAAAAAGGAAAAGAAAGGCTGGACTGTAGTAGATGAGATATTCCCTTCAAGATTAGGTAAAGCATTATCAGACATTCCGTTTATTAGTTTAAGTGGTGAAGGATTCAATCTTGAGCCTACTATTCCACCTATGTTAGCTTTAGCAGATACAGGCTTATCACTATATAGAACTTCATCAGACTTAGAGCATGGTCGTCATTTCACAGCATTACCTACGCCTTACGTTACAGGTATTGATGAAACATCAGAATTAAAGATTGGTAGTGGTTCAGCATGGATTCTACCGGACTCATCTAGTAGAGCAGGATACCTTGAGTTTAGTGGACAAGGACTTCAAGCACTAGAAAAAGCCATGGAAGAGAAACGCTCAATGATGGCAAGTCTAGGCGCACAACTATTACAATCGCAAAAGGCAGGTATTGAATCAGCAGATTCAGTTAGATTAAGACAGAACGCTGAAGCCTCAACATTGGTTAGTACAGTTAAATCTGTAGAGAGAGCAATCACTCAAGCCCTTAGAATTATGGCTGAATGGGAAGGTGTGAGTGGAGATGTGACAGTAACTTTGAACACAGACTTTGTTGATACTAAGATTCAAGCTGGTGATATGACATCACTTATGGGTGCGTGGCAATCTGGTGCTATTAGTCATGAGACATTCTTGTTCAATATGAAGAGGGGTGAGATATTACCTCCAGATGTAAGCATTGAAGAAGAGAAAGATATGATTGGTGTACAGGTTGGCGAACTTGAGTAATGTCAGTCAATGATAAGGTACTTGACGAGATAACCGGACACTCTGTTGATTTACAACGATTAGAGACAACGGTTAAGAAACGTGTACTTAAACAACTCAAAACACTTGAATCAGACTTAGTAGATGCGATTAAGAAATCTACCGTATGGGATGCTAAAATGTCCCAAACACAAAAGAAGAGGCTCAAGGTTTTGCTTGACCAGACTCGTGAGACTATCAAAACTGCGTATGTACAAGTTGCGAAGGATAGCCTTGACGAACTTTCACAAGTCGCTTCATTGGCTGAGGCACAAGCAGTAGCATCCCTTAATACAGCCATTAGTGCTGAACTAGCATCTACGACTATGAGCCGTGGAATGTTAAAAGCCATAGCAAGTGATACTCTATTTGAAGGCGCACCATCTAAAGAGTGGTGGGCTAGAAGAGGTGAGGCATTTAGACTAAAGTTTTCTGACACAATTCGTACTGGAATGATGAAGGGTGAAACTACAGACCAAATCATATCTAATCTAATCGGTAAGAAAGTAAACCGTTATAAAGACGGTGCTTTGTATGCCAACTATAGAAGTGCTGATGCCTTAGTTAGAACAAGTATTCAATCAATAGCAAACGAGGCTAGACTTCAAACCTACGCAGAGAATGACGATATTGTTAAAGGTGTAGAGTGGGTAGCAACATTAGACAATAGAACTTCTCACACTTGCCAAAGCCTTGATGGCTTAACATGGGATAACAACCGTAAGCCTATTGGTCATAATATTTTGTGGCCGGGAGTAACCGCTCATTGGAATTGTCGCTCAACCCAAGTACCAATTATTAAGAGTTGGGAAGAGTTAGGGGCTAAACGTAAGATGAAAGAAATCCCCGAATCAACTAGAGCCAGTATGGATGGTCAAGTATCTAAAAAGAAAGGATACGAAGATTGGCTAAAGGGAAAACCTAAAGCATTTCAAGAAGAAGTATTAGGCAAGGGCAAACGCAAACTGTGGAAAGACGGCAAACTAGGCTTTAGTGATTTAGTTGACCAGAGTGGAAACCCGCTGACTTTGGGGCAGTTACAAAGCAAGTTGGGAATGGTTGATGATGTTGTCTTTGATGTGCCGTATGTGAACTTGGAAAAAAGTTATGATACAGCCCGAAAAGAAATACAGAAAACAAATCAAGGATGGGATAAGGATTTGAAGCGTGTTATGGGCGAGGAAATTACACCATCAAAGAATAACTTGGTTAGTATGAGAATAACAGGCGAAACTGTTGATGTTTTAAGTGAACAGGCTACAAAAGCATTATCAAAAGATAGTGTTAAGATACACATGGCTTTCAATCAGAAAAATCTAAAACAAGCCATAAGACAAAAAGAAGTTATGAATAGTCTCCAAACTGGGAAAGGCTCATACAAAACCGCAGGGATGGAAAGGATTGGGCTTGAGCAGGATGTGTTTGGTATAGACGACATAGACAATGTTACAAACTTCCCTAAGTATGGGTTTGTGGCATCTAAAGACAAGTTTGATTTTGATAGAATTGATGATTTTAAATACGGTGAGAATATTATCGTGTTTAAAGACTCGGTGAGAAAAAGAACAACCGTAACCTTTGGCGACTCTTATAATGGAAACGCAACGAGCGTTGGTCAGTCGTCACCACCATCTCCTATTAACAAGATTAATGAGGAGAGTTTCTACAGAAATTTTAGGCACACTACAGACACAACATATCAAGCCTCAGTAAACACGTTTAAAGAGGCAGATGACTTTATGGCTTCAGCTCATTATAAAGATTTGCTTAGAGTTACAAAGGGTGAGTATGTAGAAGCCCAGATATACGGAAAGCTAACCCTAGCGGAAGTTGAGTATATTTTAGTTAAAACACCAGCGTCCAAGAAGGCGATAGAGGCAGAATTGAGAAAGGCGGGAATCGATATTGAGGTAAGATTAAGATGAGTGATTTAATAATAACAAATGGCGATGAAAAACTGTATGTGTTTGATTATGTTGAAGGCGGTAGTAATCTACCTGTTTATGAATTAGTTAAAAACAAAAAACTAAAAACTAAAGCCGTCTATCCTGCGTGTTTACGTTTTATGCCAGATTCTGTGATAAAAGAAATAAACTTTTAAATATCTTAACTTTATGTAAAATACATAACGTCAGAGACAATTTAATTATTCGGAGAATATATGAGCGACCCAAAAACCTATACTGAAGAAGAATTCCAAGCACTTCAAAATAAGGCAAATGAAACTAAAACTAAGTTAGATGAATTTCGTGCTAACAACGTAAACCTTTTAAAAGAACAAGAAGATTTAAAGAGCAAGTTTAGCGGTGTAGATTTGGATGTGTATAACAATATGCTACAACAGTCTCAAGCATTGAAAGATAAGAAACTTATTGATGCTGGAAAGATTGATGAGTTAATGGAAGAGCGTTCAAAGTTAATGCGTGAAGAGCATAACCAAGTTATTGAAGGTATGAAGGGTGAGCAATCAACACTAAAGACCCAACTAGAGCATTTGTTAATTGATAGTGCGGTAAGAGATTCAGCAATCAAAGCGGGTGTAGTAGATACAGCTATTGATGATGTTGTATTACGTTCACAAACAATCTTCTCAATTAAAGAAGGTAAGGCTGTACCTCACGATAGTAAAGGCAATGTAATCTTCGGTGATGGCAATAGCGACCCTATGGGTGTGAGTGAATGGGTTAAAGGTTTAACAGAATCAGCACCTCATTTATTCAACGCTTCAACTGGCGGTGGCTCAAAGCATGGCTCAAACTTTAGTGGAACTAACAATACAATCTCTCGAGATGTATTTGACAATATGTCACATCAAGATAGAAGTAAATTCGCTAAGGATGGTGGTAAAGTGGTAGATAAATAATCTCTAGATAAAAACCTCCTCGTTTTTAGCCCTCCTTTATTGGAGGGTTTTTTTTGCTAAATTATAGTTGACTTATGTTTAAAAGGGCGTATAATAAAAGGTGTAGATAGAGTGAATTCTATTTACATTTTTGACTAAATAAAAAGGAGTAAGAAATGGTAATAATTGTAGAGTTTAAGAATAAAAAACTAAAAGAATCGTTCATAGAGCAATTCAAAATTCATGAGAGAAATATGGTTTTCAACTCTGGCTCAATCTTAGGATTTACTCAGATTGAGAGAGAGCATTATCTTCACATATTCGGGAATAAAGATGTACTTAAAGTATATCGTTCTGAGTATAGTTATTCAGTAGATTGGTTGCCGGAATCTAGGGATAAAGAGTGGTTAGAGAGCAGATGGTCGTTTTATGAGAAAAATGGTCGTTTCGCTTAGATAGAAAAACTACCAAATGGGAGAGGGCTTAATTGCCCTCTTTTTGTTTTACTTCTTAGAGTGTTCTATTCTGTCTGATAACGGTACTACCAAATACTTGTCTGGAATTGAGCCTAAAGGCACATCTTCCATCTTACCGTTTATTACTCTGTAATGTCCATCTGGTGCTGTCATCCATTTTACGTCTTTGTGTTTCATCTTATTTCCTCATCATCTTATAGATTGTAGTATGGTCAACTTGTACATCCCTGTCGTTCAGAAATGTGGCTACCTCTCTCCAAGTGTAGCCCTTATCTCTTAATACTTCTATTATTTCTCTGTAATCTTCGAGGTGGATTTTTGATGGTTGTTTCTTAGCATCATCTAATATTGCTTTTATCTTCATTTTGTATCTCCTTTATCTTTGGTTAAATCTGTAGTGGAAACTCCCATCTACAGTACTTATTATACGTCAAAAGGGCGTATTTGTCAATAGAGAAATATAACAAAAAACCATTTGACAGGGTATTGTTTTATGATAAGATACTAATCAAGCAACAGTGTTGCCTAATTTTCTACTGAGTAGATACAACAATTAGGGGGCATTTGACTCTCTAATGATTTTAAAAATTAAATAGGAGTCAATATAATGGCAAATACATTAACAAACTTAGCCGGTGATATTTATAAAGCCGCAGACACAGTTGGACGTGAGTTAGTAGGTTTCATTCCATCTGTTACAATCAACGCAGGTTCAGAGAGAGCCGCAAAAGGTGACACAATTCGTTCATTCGTAACAGCATCAGCAACAGCGAATAACATTTCTGAGTCAATGACAATTCCACAAGGTGATGACCAAACTATCACTAGTTCAACTATGACACTTTCAAGTGCGAAGGCAGTTCAGATTCCAATGACTGGTGAGGATGTTAAACATCTAAACAACGGTTCTGGTTATGAGACTGTATATGGCGACCAAATTGCTCAAGCAATGCGTACCCTATCTAACGCTATTGAATCAGACTTGGCTACTGCCGCTTATCAAGGTGCTTCACGCGCTGTAGGTACTGCTGGTACTACTCCATTCGGTTCAAACTTTAATACTATCGCTGAATGTCGTCAGATTATTGCTGACAATGGTGGTATTACTGGTGATGGTCGTGTGTCTTTAGTAATGAACACTTTGGCTGGTACTAATCTTCGTAACCTTGCTTCATTGAATCAAGTTAATACTGCTGGTTCAGATGTTATGTTACGTCAAGGTACTTTACTTGACCTATCTGGCGTAATGCTTAAAGAGTCTGCTCAAGTTGTTTCTCATACTACTGTTGGTTCTGATGACCACGTTGTTAATGGTGCTGTGGCAGTTGGTGATACTGCTATCGCTGTAGATGGTACTCAGACTACTGATTGTGCCGCAGGTGATGTTGTTTCATTTAGTGGTTCTTCTGACAACTATGTTGTTAACAATCAGACTACTAGTGCTTCACTTGTATTAAACGAAAATGGTGCGCGTTCAATTATTGCTAATGATGAGACTATCGCTACTGGTGCTAGTTACACAGGTAACGTAATGTTTAATCAAAACGCTATCGAATTAGGAATGAGAGCACCTGCTGTTCCAAACGGTGGTGATTCAGCAGATGACGCTATGTTAGTTGTTGACCCACATTCAGGTTTAGTTTTCGAGATTCGTGTTTACAAGGGCTACCGTAAGCAGATGATTGAAGTTGCCGCTTGTTGGGGTACTAAGGCTTGGAAGTCAGACAATATTGCTCTATTAATGGGTTAATATCATATCAAACTGGGGCGGAGTTATGACCACCCCACCTAATTTAAAACGGAGAATAAAATGCCAACTAATAAAATAAAAAAGACTCTTAAAAAAGTAGTCAAAAAAGCAACTCCTAAGAAAGGTGATTTCGTTGTTATGGTGAACGCAGATGGCTTAGAGGCTAACGTACACGTTAACAATGTTCACAAATTCAAAGACGCAGGATATAAGTAATGGCTTTAGATGCTACAGCGCAAGGTTCAACTTCAGATAGCTATTCAACAGTAGCTGAAGGCGATACTTATCACGATACACATTTGTATGCGACTGATTGGACAACCGCCACTACAGCTGATAAAGAGAAAGCCCTAAAGATGGCTACTAGAATCTTAGATGAGAAGATTGACTGGGTAGGTTTAAAGACTACTGATGAACAAGCATTAGCTTGGGGTAGAGATGGTGTTGTTGATGATGGTTATTCAGTATCTTCAACTATCGTTCCAACTCCAGTAAAGAATGCCACTATTGAGTTTGCTCGCCACTTATTGGCTAGTGATTCAACTGGCGATTCTGATGGTAAGGGTTTGTCTAGTCTAACAGTAGGCACTATCTCATTAGCATTTGATAAGACTGATACAGCTGGTGTAATGCCGGAGATTGTGCAAGAAATGTTGAGAGGCTGGGGAACTATTAATGCTCGTGCTAAGTTTGGTACGGTGGCGGTAGTTAGAACGTAATGGGATTAAAGGCATCAATAGGTAAGATTGTTGAATCGGCTATTGTATCGGTAGGCGACTTAGCAGAGACTATTACTTATAATGCTAGGACTACTGGCTCATATAATGTTTCAACTGGTGCGGTGGCTCATACCACTGTAACCTATTCATTAAAGGCGGTATTAAGCCCTATGGGTGGTAAGGTGGATTCTAATGATGTGAGTTCACAATTCACAGGTGACTTATCTGCTATCTTCGCAAGTAGGGATTTAGCAGTTACTCCGGATACCAATGACACTATTACTAGAGATTCAGTAATATACGCAATCAACGGTATTATCTCTGACCCTGCGTTAGCTTCTTACACTTTAATATTGACGAGGGTAGGATGAGCGTAAGCGCATTTAATATGGACTTAAACAAATTGGCTAAAGACTTAGGCATAGAGACTGATAAAGTTGTGCGTAAGGTTACTCTTCAGTTGTGGAATGGTATTACTCTAAAGACACCTGTGGATACAGGACGTGCGAGAGGAAACTGGAACTTATCTGAAAGTAATGCTGACACAACTATTAATGAAAGTGCGACTAGCGTTCAGTCTTATAGAGAGCCAACAGGCAAAAAGGCTGTTTATATAACTAATTCATTACCTTATATTCAAGCCCTTGAAAAAGGCTCAAGTAAACAAGCACCTAAAGGCATGGTTGAATTAACTATGAATGACGTGGGGAGTGGTTTAGGATAATGGGCTTCGCTAGTGAAAGAACAAACATAGAAGGTAGATTCAATACTAATTGGACTACCACCACTATCGCATGGGGCAATGCTGATTTTGATACGCCTAACAATACGGAGTGGGTGAGATTTAATATACTTAATGGCACAAGTGGGTATAGAGCAATTAATGGCTTAAAACGACATACAGGCATTATCAATATTCAGATATTCGCACCTGCTAATTCTGGTACTCACACCATCAGAGGTTATGCTGATACAATAGCGACTATATTTGATGGAGTTAGTTTTAATGATGTGGTCTGTGATGTCGCAAGTGTTGAGACTATAGGTACTGATGACGCATGGCATCAGATTAATGTTAATGTTCCATATTGGAGAGACTCATGAGTAAACAAGTAATTTTATACCCACCTAGCGGTGGTAAAGAAGGTGTTACGCCACACCCTTCAAAGATTGAAGAAATGAAGGCGAAAGGCTGGGTTGAGAAATCCGATAATAAAAAAGTAAAGGTTAAGGAGAAATAAAGATGGCAAATCATAAAGGTTCAGAGGGTTTAGTAAAAGTTGGTTCAAACACAGTAGCAGAGATTAAGGACTTCAGTTTAAGTGAAACTGCGGAAACTATTGATGATACTACAATGGGCGATTCTGCTAGAACAAAGAAAACAAGTCTAACTACCGCTAGTGGTTCAATGACAGCGTTTTGGGATGAAACAGATTCAAGTGGACAAGGTGCAATGACAGTTGGTGCTGAAGTTACATTAAATCTATACCCAGAAGGTGCTACAACTGGCGATACTTATGCGACATTATCTGCTTTAATTACTGAGAAAGGTGTATCAACTACACTAGACGGTATGGTTGAGACTTCAGTTAGTTTTGAAGCCAACGGTGCGGTTACTTGGTCTACGGTAGCGTAATGGGCATTTTAGATAATGCTAAGGCACACTTTGACACCCTAGATACAAAGGTTATTGATGTGCCAGAGTGGGATGATGTTATATATTCCACTCCCTTCACTATGGGTGAAAAGAAAACACTTTGGAAGTTTGCGAAAGGTGATGACTTTGAATTCATGGTAAGAACACTCATATTAAAAGCGTTGGATAAAGACGGTAACAAAATGTTCGACTTATCTGACAAGGTGGCGTTTATGAATAACGTATCACCGGATGTTATTACAAGGGTTGTTAGTGAAATATCAGCAACTCCAACTATTGATGAAATGGCGGGAAACTAGAAGGCGATTCCGAGTTATACGCAAGTTACGCACTTGCGAGTCGCTTAAACAAAACTGTATATGAAATAGACCTTATGACGGTTGAAGAGTTTCATGGTTGGTTTGCCTTCTTTAAATTAGAGGATAAGAATAATGGCAACTAACAAAATAGCAACTTATGGTGTAAAGGTTGACCCTAAAGGGGCGGTGTCTGGCTCAAGTAGAGCGAGTACAGCCATTAAAGGCATCGGTAAGACCGCCTCTAGAGTTAAGAATCAAATCTTCTCACTTAATGGCGCTATGGGCGCATTAGGCGCTGGTGCGGTTATGGCATCTGTTATTAAAAGTGCCGCAGGCTTAGAAAGCCTAAAAGTGAGATTAAAGTTCCTTACAGGTAGTACGCTAGATGCTGGTAAAGCATTTGATACTATGACAGGTTTCGCATCCAAAGTGCCATTCGCACTAGAGGATATTCAAAAAGCATCTCCACTTCTCTTAACAATCACAGATGATATTGATGAGTTAAATGGCTTGTTAGAAATGACAGGTGATATTGCTGCGGTATCTGGTCTTGACTTCGTTAAAACAGCAGAACAACTACAAAGAGCAATGGCATCCGGTATTGCTAGTGCCGACTTATTCCGTGAACGTGGTGTAGCCGCCTTCTTGGGATTTGAGCAGGGTGTGACTTATAGTGCTGACGAGACTAAGAAGAAACTTAACGAAATGTGGGAAGGAAATACAACTTCCGCTGTAGGTGCTACTAAAGAATTAGCTAAGACATTCCAAGGTCAAGTATCAATGATGGAGGATGCTTGGTTTAAGTTAAAGATTCAATTCTCTGAAACTGGTGTTTTTGAGATGGCTAAAGATGTTGTGCTATCTATAACAGAATCATTAGGTAAGCCGGAAACTATTGACGCAGTCCAAGAATTTGGAAGAGGAATTGTATCAGTAGGTAAGGCAATCGCTAGTGCGGTTAATTCATTTATGGGGCTACCAGAGTGGGTTAGAAATACAGGATTAGTCTTAGCATTAATTGGTGGAACAAAGGCAAGGTTGGCTTTGGCAGGTGTAACTTCTTTAGCGATAGCATTAGATGATATTGCCGAATCCTTTAAGACGTTGAATGATATACATAAAGATGTAAGGGGTGCTACTCAGTTAGAAATGATTGAGGCTCTTACTAAAGAAAATAAAAACTTATTAGACCTTAAAAATGAGTTGTTGGGTTTAGAAGGTATGACTTCTTCCGCTACTAATCTACCAGCACACATGGCTGAAATAGGAGTTTTACAAGATAAAATCATCCTTTCACAAGACAGAGTAAAGTGGCTAAAAGAAGAAGTACGAGCCAATTATGATTTGGCTATGGCTGAAAAGAGTTTTGAACAGTTTGACCCTAAACAAAAACCAACCCCTAAAGGTGAGGTGTTTAATGTTTATGACTTTGCTAAGGGTGGTGAGGCAGATAGTAGGCTTAAAAAGTTTACTAAAACAATGACCAAGTATAAAGACTCAATAATGAAAATTACTAACGTAATGACCCCATTACAAAAGTTAGAAAAAGAGCGTGATAATATCATTGAGAATTTCAATGAGGCATACCGCAATGGAATTATCTTAGATGTTGAAAAAGCCTCTGGAATTAAAGCAGTAAATGACGAATACCAAAAGGCTGTTCAGTTTATGGAAGATGCCAAGATTGAAAAGAAGGTTGCTGAAATGGCTAAAGGTATGTCAGATTCTATTACTGAATCTATTATGAATATGGGCAAAGGTCTAGGCTCATTTAGAGATGTGTTAAATTCAATCTTTGACGATATAGCCGCTAAAGTTATTCAAGCAAATATATCTGACCCTATTGCTAATGCTCTATCTGGTGCTATTGGCAGTCAAGCCAAAGGCGGTGGATTCTTTGGTGATATATTCAAAGGTATGTTTAAAGCAGAGGGTGGCACTGTAACTGGTAATCAGCCATACATTGTTGGTGAGCAGGGTGCGGAATTATTCGTTCCAAACAAGACAGGTACTGTCGTTCCAAATGGAAGTGGCGGTGGTGGAAGTGTAACAAACATCAATGTTAATTATTCACCACAAATTAACGCTTTAGACCCAAGAACAGCCTCTATTGTAATTGCTGAAAACGCACCAACAGTTGTAGGTATAGTGAGACAAGCATTTAACAGAAACGGAAGGGCGGTAGCATTATGAGTGGAAGTTTCCCAACAACACCTAAACCATCAAGTATCAAGATTACAGGTATTAACCCTACTTTGGTTAGTTTGACACATTCATTAAAAAGACAGGCTAGAAATAGAGGTGGTCAAAGATGG